GCATCTGTTTTCGGTGTATAAGGGATGCAAAATAAATAATCATTACCACTTTTGATAATAGCATTTTTAATGAGTTCGTTATTATGACTTCCAGCATTATCCAAAATAATAAGATGGTTTTTGTATTTTGGAAAAATATGCTTTTCTAAAAATTCCAATAATCGTTCTTTCGTCATACCACCTTTTTCATACAATTCTTTACCTACCCATTTTGAATTACTTATTGCTACTAATAAAGTAAATTTACGAAATACAAATTGACTTGTTGTTTTTATTATACAACGCCTGCCTAAATTACATCTACTATATGTAGGTTTTAACGCAGAACCCACACTTGTTTCATCTAAACAAATAATTTTATTGATAGGAAATTGTTTTACTTTACTATAAAATTTATCTAATTCGGTTTGTTTATCTATTGGTTTTTTATATCTTTCTTTTGGAAAATGCTCGTGCCTTGTTCGTTTTCTTGTTTTATTGTTATCTCTAACAATCTGTCCTAAATGTTGAGATGTAATATCAATTGTAGGATATTTATTTTTCATATCAACCAATAATTCATTCATAGTCAGTTGTTCGTTTTGTTTCAATAAATCTAACGCAGTATTCACTTGTGGTTTAGAAATTTTATATGATAATGGTTTTCTATTTCTTCTTGTAAGATTTTTAGTAGAATTATATCGTTGTATCCATCTTTGTAAAGTAGATTTCTTACAATCAAAAATTTTACATGTTTTTCTAATGTTGTCTTTATTTTTCAAATAATATTTTACGGCAGAAATTTTATAATCCTCGCTTTTATGCGTCATTACTATAATAAAAACAGAAAAAACTTACTCATAATTTGTCCCATTTTAAATCTTCAAGGGTGTAAAGTGTTTTGGGTCTGATAAAACAGTATGTAGCAGCGCATCAGATTCAGTATCTTCCAAATATTTTTTATACACAATAATATTTATGTTATATGAAATATTATTGTATTTGTGAATCTCCGAATATTTCTGTTCACCTGTGTTATCCATAGGATTATTATTCATTTTTGATCTATGCTTTTTTGTATTATAACTTATTTGAATTATGATACAAAATATTTCAATTTTTTTACAAAAAGGATTCATATTTTTTTCCATGTACAAATATCATTTTTATTGGATGTAGACATATACATATTTCCATCATTACCAAGCATTTTTTTATTACAATTTATACCTGCTGGATATGGAGGTGATTTTCTGGTTTTATATTTTTTTAATGTCTTACTATGTTTATTTCGTATTTCCATTATAGATATTTGCTTCGGGTTTTTACGTTGTTTTTTAGTTGAGGAACTAAATTTATTTATGAATGAATTAAAAAAGCGCATTATATATATATATACTTAATATTTTATTAATATTTTATTAATATTTTATTTATATTTTTATTTTTATAGGTAAAATTATTTTTTCTATAGCAACTGTAACCGTATTTTCTTCTTATAATTGTCCTCGTCGTGAAACAAATATAATTTAAAATTCCTCGCCGAGTAATTTTCAATATCATCGCGTAAAGTCACACGAGAAGCTAATCGCAATTCAGGTAAATATACAATATATTGAAATAGCCCATCATTTCTCACGATTTTATCAAACGCATACCCACCATATTCTTTTTCCATCACTTCAGGTGTTGTCGCGCAATAATGTAATAAAGAACAATCATTCTGAACTTTACGTATAGATCGCATAGTTGCATTAATATAATCAATTTCTTTCAACCAATTATTATAAAAATTCGCAGCATTTTCAGAGAGTTGTATTATCCCACTATTTTGCTGAAATTTAATAATATTTAACAAATCAACTAATCGTCGAATAGGGGATGTAATATGAATATACGCGTCCATTTCAAGCAAATCGTGTGAAATAGGTTCACCATTTTCAACAGAACTTACATCAATATATTGCCCCGATGAACTATTCCAGATTTTAATAAATTTCCCCACATCTTCTGGAATATGTTCAGGAACAGCAAATTCCTTTTTAATAATAGTCGACCTAAAAATACCATTCTTATGTCGTAACAATTCCTTCGCAGAATGATAATTCATTAATATCATTAAATAACATACCACATCGTGACTATTGCGAATATTATTAATATATTTATATTTCACAGATATTTTTCTGGTCAATTCTAGCAATATTTTATAATTATCATTCATAAGTAGGTCCGGTTCTTCATAACAATAATTTTTATATACATTAATTTTACAATTTGAATATTTTATATCGCGAATCGTATTGTCTTCAATAAATACGTCCATTACAAACGCAATTCTAGTGTGGTTTGATTGTAAACTACATAAACAGTCGGATAAAATGGTTGGTAACATCGGACGTTTTCTATCGGGTAAATAAATCGTAGATATGCGTCTGGAAAATGATTCCCATAAATTGAGTACGTCCATCCAGACAGTCACATTCGATATGTATATACTTAACTGTTGTATACCAATATCCAATGTTCTTATACTGAATCCGTCATCAAAATCCACACTTTTATGCGGATCAATTGTGAATACTTTCCACAATTTCTGATCACTTCTATCTTCTATAGAAGGATATTTCGCACTAATATTATCTATAAAATCATTGTGTGGTTTTATTTTTGAATACTCCACTTGCGTTCCTCTAAGAACTGTATTTGTGTCTTTATTGAATTTTTGTATTGACGCATTTAAACTTTTACAATATAGTTGGTATTCGTAAAAATTGTCAAGAATATCAACACACCCGATCATTTGTGTTAACACACCGCGTGGGTGTTTATCATCCCAATGAACATAATTAAATGTGATATAATGATTTGTATATATTTTGGAGAATCCGATATTTTTTATTTCGTATGGTATTAGAAACGCCGGTAGTCGTTTATCATCTGGAATACATTTGTATAATAATTTTCCATTTGGAGCACGACCATATGTCTTATTATTTTTCAAAATAATAACACCCGGAATAGATGTACACGTGCGAATACTTGAATGATGAATCGTTATTAAATTTGTATCAGAATCAAATGAGAATACATCATTGGACAATAATTTATATTCGTCTGGACGTATAGGTAATTCTACATGTTGAAAGTCTGTTGTATTATAATATGTCCAACTTCCATAATTCCGGTCATTGATATGAACCTTATATATCTTCATTTTATTATATGATATGATGATATATGTTCTGTATATAATATTCAATTTTATATTTATATGTATATTTAAGTGTATATTATATTGTATATTATCATATCGTTTTTTTATCTTCTTCTTCTCCTTCTTTTTCTTCAACTTCGTATTTAACCTCTTTCCCAGCTTCTTTTTCAGCTTCTTTACTAGAATCTGAATTTAATATATTCACATCGTGTTTTTTTGTTACATCTCGTTTGACATTCTGTGTTTGTAAAGCGTACAACGCAATGTGAGGCGATATCGCGATATTATTCATGTAAGTTCTATAATTAAAACACGAAATACTAGAATCTTTATTAAATTTAATAGAATACCACCAATACGGAGGAATAAACATACATTTTCCAGTATTCAATGTTATTTCTAAACATTTTATTTTGTCAAAATCCGCTCTGTATTGAGTTTGTACTTGCCACGGATTTACAGGAGAATGAAATTCAAAATTTTCATAATCTCGAATAGGATATAAATATTTCGAACTTTTAGGAGGAGTAAGTTTTATTTGTACACTACCCGAGGTAACCAAGAAAAAATTTCTAAAATTTAATTCGTATCTGAATGGTGTTAACGTATTTTGAGACCCCATCATAATATCATAATTACAATTTGAGACCATACTCGGTCGTAAAAATTCATCATTATATTGGAAATTTTTAATGACTCCTGTCTCTTGAAGAAAATCAGAGTTGCTTTCAGAGAAATATGTCGACGATTTATCTTCATCGAATAATTTAGTGGCTGCGTGTAATGGTAGAGGCATATATAACTCGCTATTACTATTTACACCATCTGATGTATTTCTAATTTTTATTTCAAAAGCATTATAATTATTTTGAATATATGTTTTGTTGGTGGTCTGAACAATTTTTTCATTATCAAAATCAAATATAGTAGGTTGTCTCATTTCAAAAATTTCTTCCAGTTTATCTTTTGAGCCGTCATCGACTTCAAATATTTCTAAATCATCGCTGGTTTTAAGATGATAATTGACGTGAAGGTATATAAATAGAACCAAACAGAATATCAAGAACGCAAATATGATTTTCATTTTCCTAATTAACTAATAAAAAATAATATATTTTTTTTACTATTTATACTCATTACATCAATATACTATCCCTAAACATTCTCAAATTTAGCAAACGGATTTTCTTCTGCTACGGTGTTCAGTCGCTCCCCTTCGGCTCGCTTTAATTCTTCATAATAATTTTTCACTTTTGTATTGATTTTGATTTTTTGCGCATCAAAAGAAGTCATATATAACCCATTTAATGATCTGACCCGTGAAAGAGCTACATAAGTTTGCCCACATTCAAATATTCCACTCCCTACATCTATTTCAGCAGTATCTAATGTGGCGCCCTGCGATTTATGAATGGTTAGAGCCCACGCCAAAATCAACGGTATTTGAGAAATGCCAATTCCAGGTATAGTTTCACTTTCCCACGTATGTCGTTGCATAATCATCTCAACACCATTATTATATTTTACAATTGGCAATCCAGATTGTGTACAAAATCTGGTAACAATTCCTTGACTCCCATTGCATAATTTTAAATCTCTCTCACTATTTTTATTTTTATTACCATCGTTGTCGACAACATCGTCCTTAATATTTACAATACACATTACTTGACACCCAATCTTCAGCGTAATATTTATATCACACGTTACATTTCGTGTTAAATAATCTAATTCAGTTTTAATATCATTGTCGTTATATTGCGATCTAACGTATTTATTTTCTTTTGACATTTCTAGATCGACTAAAGGCTTGATACTGTATGTTTTTTCTTCGCCGATTAAAGCACTCATTTTGGTATTATTTATATATTCCACTTTATTTTTTGTCGGAAACAATTTAGTCGGTTCAAATAATAATCCTTCTTCCGCGGTTCTACCTACATATTGGAGAAGCAACTCGTGTGATTTTCGTTTAATACGTCCTTCCCGTATTTGATTGAGAATATTGCTGTATATGTCATCCGTTTGTCGGAATATTTTTACTAATTGAATTTGGTTCTCCTTTTTGAAAACATCATTCCAGTTATCACTTTCAAAACAAAACCGCATTGAATCCGGATCATCTCTACTACCCACTGGAGGGAGTTGATAAAAATCGCCTGAAAATATGACTTGAATGCCGCCAAACGGACGCGGATTTTTTCTCACGATTCTTCCGATTTTGTCTAGTAAGTCAAATAATTTGAGAGATAACATACTTACTTCGTCTACTATCAACACATTTGTTTCTCTCCAAGATTTTCTTTTGTAATTACTGTGTAATATTTTTGTTATAATTAGATTTTCTGGACCATTCCCCAAACCGATTCCAGCCCAAGAATGAAGTGTTTTTGCTTTACAATTTAATAATATCGCAGCACAACCAGTAAGAGCGCAAACTTGGATTGACGTAGTTTGGGTATTTTTTGGAGAATGTTCTTTTATTTTGCGAATAAGCGCGGATTTCCCTGAACCACCCGGTCCCGTAATAAATATGTTTTCTCCTTGAACATATTTATCAAATGCTTTTTGTTGTTCTATTGATAATTCGTCTGGTATTAATAATTCCATTTGTAATATTAGTATATATAGTATAGTTTATGAAATATATTTATATTCTTTTTTATATTCAATTTTTTCGGGAATCTTTTTTGAAGCGATGCGCTTTGGAGCGAGCCGTAGCCTTAAGCGAAGCAAAAGGCGCCGGTGAGCGAGGGAACTCCGTAGACGTTAGTCGAAGGAGTTAGACCCACACATCTTCTGATTTTATAAATATAGGTCGCTCCGTTCGGGTTCTATTTTGGAGCGATGGAACTCCGGAGACGACTGTCGAAGGAGTTGGTAATTGTGTTATCACTTTATCTTCCCACAATCTTAGAACAAGTATATCGGTAAAATCTTTTTTTAGCCGTCTATCTGTTTGATTCCAATCGTCTACCAAATTATGGTCAGTCATAATTTGATTTGTAATATCAGAACCAAATATATATTCTGTATTATTATAAGCTACTTTACTGTCATACCAAATAGTAATATTTCGATTGTCGTCATAGTCATATTCACACATACCAATATTGTGTTTTTGTCGCATCGCTATATAATTTTATAAATATATAATTATATACTTATAAAATTTTTAAATGGTTTTTCACGATCACAATTTATGCCGATAAAACATCAGGCTTTTCGGTTGATGCTGTTTTTTGTTCCGATATAGCTAATTCAACCTTCTCTTTCAAACTTAGACCTTTGGGTATTTGGACTTGTATATCGGCACTCTGTATGTCGCCACTTTGGATTTCAGAATGTTCAATAGTGGCACATTCAGTATTATCATCCATACAATCATCTAAATTACCTGTGTCATTAAATACAATATCAGATAATTTCTGATTCGTTTCCATAGTAAATGATTGGAGCTTCAACAACAAATCCTTGACTTGAACTACTTCAGCCTTTAAAACATCAACACTGTCATTTAATTTGGAAATGTTTTCTTCCGATTTACTATCGATTATTGTAGTAGAAGACTGTGTAGCAGTAGATAACTTCAATGAATTTAGTTGTTGTTGGTTCTGCATTTGTTGTTGTTGGTTCTGCAATTGTTGTTGCTGATGTTTATCTAAAATAAATTTATGTCCTTTTTCTAAATTATCTAATCTACTAACAATATTTTCAAAAACAGTTACATCAATCATTCGCATATTCTCGTCTGGTTCTAAGTTAGAACTAGAACCAGAACCAGATGGCGAATCTACTGGCATATTTTGAATAAGATTTTCTACACGACCTAAACGCAATGTGATAAGCGCAATAGCATCGGAAATGGACAATCTAGGGTTCATTTGTGGTTGTTGTTGTTGTTGCTGTTGCTGTTGTTGAGATGAACCAGGTCTCATATTTTGTTGGGTCATAGGGGCGGTTTCTGCTCCACCAGCTCGTCGATTTCTTGCTCCAGCATTTGATCTAGCACTACTCATTGATGAAATTTATACACACTTTGTTTTTAATTTATTTACGCGTCTTATAGATTTAATTATTTTTATTTATTTATTTATATTTTCCTAAACAATAAAATTTTAATTTCTATTTATAAATCAAATGGAAAGTTTGGAAGAGACGTCAAAAAATATATCATCGAGAATGGGCTTCTTTAAGCACGTTTTTAATTTTGAAGAAGATTCAAAAGCAGAGATATTTAATTTAATTCAATATTCAACAATAGCTCTTATTCCGGTGGTTATTTTAAATAAAGCAATGCAGAAATATGTTCCTGAAGCCGACGAAGAAAAAGGAAGCTTCGAACTTTTAGCAGAAGTGATGACTCAAATATCTGTAATGTTTATTGGCATTTTATTGATTAACAGAATCATCACATATGTGCCAACATATAGCGGAATTAAATACCCGGATTTTAGTGTCACTTATATCATTTTAGCAGTTTTGGTAATAACAATGAGTCTTCAAACAAAATTGGGAGAGAAGGTTAGCATTTTATTTGATAGAGTAGTCGAATTATGGGATGGAAAGCCAGAAAAGAACACGAAGAAAGGTAAGAAGGGATCTGTGAAAGTGTCACAACCAATTTCGGGACAACAACAAATGCACAGTAGCGACAGTTCATCCCAAATGGCGATGAATCAGTCTCTTTATGGAGGTGGTGGAGGAGAAAATCAAGGAACCACGTCAATAAGTCAATTGCCAATGACATCAGGTGGTCAATCTATGCCCGATTATAATACGATGCATCGAGGTGATAACACGCCATTAGTTGCTGCGGCTTCACCCGGTGACCCGTTTAGTGGGATGATTATGGCAGCGAATGAAGCTTTAGGAGGCAGCGCGTTTGGATCTAATTTCTAAATAAGAAAAAAAACATAAAGATACCTCATTATTTATCTGTATATGGTGTCAACTCCTTTGACAGTCGGCTCCGGAGTTCCATCGCCTCAAAACATTGATAGTTGGAAACAATATTTAACGAGTGAAGATTATGCATATCTATTTCAATACATTGAAAATATAAAAAATGGTATTTCAAATGATAAAATGATTATTTTGGCTGGACCAGATAGAACTGGAAAATCAACGCTTATAAAAAACATATCTTCATATTTAGGTGATGAATTGTGTGGAAATTATCCTATGTCTGGTGAATTCATTTATGATAAAGATATCAAACCGTTGGGATTTTTTTGTGGTATTGATGGAATATCTAAGAGTAAGAAAAACAATCAAGCAATTATAAACTTTATCAAGTATAAACAATCGTTCATTGCTGATACAATTCATATAGAACGAGTAAACACGAAACTTCTTGAATATTCAAAAATTATTATGATGACACATATTTTTTAATGTATCCCTTAAAAATATATTAGATATAATTATATATCTAATATATCTATCCTTAGCCCATACAATACAATGGACATTGAAAAATTATTAAAAGCATTGGACAATGAAGAAAATAAGAAATTATTAAATTTAACCACACAAAAAATAAAAGATATGAAATTAGAGATATTAAAAGAGTTAGACTTACCTAGCACCGTGTTAATTGATTATATGAAAAAATTAAAAGACTACATGTATGTTGATGAAATGGACGAATTACGACACGGTGCATTTATCCGTTGGATAGTTTTAAGCGATCCCAATAATTTATTTTTAACACCTGGAGGTATTATATGCGAAATAAAAGTGACCGATACTGGTATGGCGGTTGTATGTAAAAATTACGCACATAAACATTTTCATATTAAAATAGAAGAGTGTCTCATATTTCAAAAAATGAGTAGCCAAGAACAAGTGTTGTTGTCAGCATTGGATCATTTGGCTAAATAATATTTTATTGATTCAGTAAAAGATAATAGCCGTGATACCCTATAGAAGCCATACCCAACATTAGTAATATTTCAAACGCGTATCTAGGCGTGTCCGTTTTGTTATATCCGATATACATCAATAATGGTCCAATAAGTATGATGTGTATGTAATTGACCCACGGGTTTTGTTTTGAAATTAGTTTGATATATGTCTTATAACAATGATACAGTATTATGATAAGTCCGAGTCCTACCATAACTGGATACATAAATGATGGTATATTTTTTTGCGAAATACCAATATACAAAAAGAGACCACCGACAAATAGAATATGAAATACGCGTACAAATAATCTGGGATTTGAAATCATTGTGTATAATATAATATATAATATAGTTATATAATATAATATATAAAAAATGGGATTTGATTACAACAATACACAAGTTGTACAAAGTGGTGGAAAACGTTTTGTGCGTAAAGTTTCCATCAAAAATGGTAAAGGTCACAAAAGTGTGAAATATTATAAGAATGGAAGAATGGTTTCCACTGTTAAAAAAGGATTAAATCCAGTTGAAGTCGGGTTCATTAAAATCGGTAAATTTATCCCTGGATTATTTAAGGACTGTCCGTGTAATAAAACTAAAAAACACAGAAAATAGAAAATATTCTTTCTTATTCGTGTAAAATCCATTTTTTAGTAACAACCGCGTCTACACTTTCTAGTGCGCCTTGTGTCCATCCCTGATTTTTACTAATCATCTCTCCCACTACAAGCATTCCTGCCATAGGATGTTGAGCCGTCTTAATAAATTCATTTCGATTTTTATATGGTCCACGTAAAGGTTCATAATAATGAGTGCCAATCGGCCAATAATAATCCGAGATTGCGTTCAAATGAAGTGTTCCGACAGGTATTCCGAGAGATAATTCCAATAATTCGCAAAATATATTTCTATTTTCAGGAGTATTTTCTAAATATTTTTTCAAAGATATAGCGTCTTCATTATCGGTATACGCAATCATATACACACCCTTTTCAGTATCCATCGGTATAATTTTCTTAAGAGGTCCTGGAACAATCGTTTGTCCTGTCACTAATTGTTTCATAATTGATGCAGATGCTTTAGAAAATTTACCGTATACACGTAAAAAAGTTTGCCCATGGATTTGCTGATAAATACTGTTTTTATTAGCTGCGCCAGGAACAATTTTCAATACACTTTTAATCGTTGTTGCAATAATAACTTTATTGCAAGAATATGTAGGACCCTGATCTGTATGAATTACAAAATTATATGGTGATAACGTATCAATTTTTGAAACCGTGTTTGATGTTTTTATATTATGTAATCCGATTTTTTTCGTAATCGTGTCAATAAGTGTTTTCCATTGAATCCTAAGACCTGTCCAATCTCCATAATTATCTTCAAATCCATAATTGTATAACGTGTCATATACGTCTTCATTTTCGTAATCGGTATATCCAGAACATATTGTGAATTGTTTATACGTGTCAACACCTAAAATACCAGTAGCAAATTCCTTGAAAGTTTTTTTCTGGCTCGTCATCGCCGGCACCGATTTTTTATATTCGGATTTCAATAACATTAGTGTTTTTTTTACATTACACATAGGTTGAATAGTTGGTGCGTAATTGTGTGAAACTTGACAATCAGAATATGGTATTTTTAGTTCTTTTAATAAGTCAATCAATAAATAATCTTTTTCTTTTCGACCCACCCCAGCACCAGTCACAACTTGAACACCTTGAAATATTTCATTACTTATACGTCCACCCAACCATTTTTTTTTATAGCTTTCTAAAACTAGAATTTTACAATAGGGAGACATTTTTTGAATATTGTATGCGCTGTAAAGTCCGGCTATACCACCACCAATTATAATTATATCATACCGATTATTTGATTGTTGTATCGATGTCATTATTTATTATTATTATTATTACTATACATATGAAAATATAAAAATTTCATATATATATTAGATATTCCTTTGGAGGAAAACTGAGTTAATAGCCGAAGTTTTCTGAGGGAACTCCGTAGTTATAGCCGAAGGAGTTCGGCTATTATCTATGTTTTTTTCCAAAACTTTTCTTTTTTGATTTTTTTCTTTTCTTTTTTGTAGTTTTTCTTCTTTTTTTTGTAGTTTGGAGCGACCCGTAGCCGAAGGCGCCGGGGAGCGATTGGAATCCGGAGACGACTGTCGAAGGATTCTTTCTATGAGGTATTACACCACCATTTTGTAAATCAATAGATTCTATTTCGGGATGATTCTCCCACCAATCTTTTATTTCTTTATATAGTTCTCTAACATCTGGTTGTTTTCTCATATAGGATGATTTTGTTCCTATACCAAAAAATTTAAAGCGGGTAATAATACCTTTTTCACCAAGCTTAACTAAATTGGTTTTAAGATCAAACACTTCAAGAGTTTTAGGATTGTCTATAATGTCTTTTATGCGTGTAAACAAAGTATTTCTTTTTTGTGTTAACTCTTCGGATAATGTTACTTTATTAAGTATAGTTGTACGTGCTATTGATATTTCAGTCGGGCTAAGTTCTTCAGTTGGAGCATTATTGTTGTATAAACCTGATATATAATTATTAATATTTTCAGTCACACTGGTTAAATAACTAGAAACTTCTTCATCTAAATGATTATTATTAACTTCTAGTTTTATAGCATTTATTAATTTTCTAAAATCAGTAGTATCTCCATAATATAAATGATCATCTGTTGTTGGAGAATTATAATATTTTGTTAATCCAAAATCGTGTATAACTGGTGTACCATTAAAATCAAGTAACACATTTCCACAATGCAAATCATTATGAATTATATTATATTCTCGCATGATTTTTATTGAGTCAATAATTGAATTTAATAGGATTTTCCATTCAACCACATTATTTTTTATGTTTTGTAATGTACCACAAAAATCAATATTTTTACATCTATTTTGTAAAACAACATTGTTATCTGGAATAAGTATATTATTATTTATAAACGATAATAAATCACCCCAATATAATCTACTAACAATAATATCACAAATAAAAGATTGATTAAATAATGAATTAGTTGTATTGTAGTTTATTACATTTTCATATATTTGTTGATGTTTTTGTATTTTAGTTGCTAAATCTCTATTAGTGTCAGACGCATTTGTCGACGCATTTGTTGACGCATTTGTCGATATGTTTTTAATATACCAATCATTAACTGGGATACTAATTATACTGTTAGATTGGTATACGCCTCCAATGAGTGTTAAATTAATATTATTTGCTTGGAAAAATACGAGTGCAAATTTGGTATTATCTATATTAGATAATTTTTCTGAAAAAAATAATTCATTTGTATTATCAATATATCTTTCAGTATAAGGCAATATTTTTAATGCATAACATTGTATGACTTCAGTGCCATCAATTATGGCATTAATTGTAAGTTTAAAAACAAATCCAGCATCAGAAGGACTACCTATTATATTGATGCTAAACCCCTCCGTTTTGCTTGTGTAGTTTTGTAAATACTTTATTAGATAATTATTTAAATAAGCGTAAACTAGAGGTAATTGTGTTTCATCATTTACGAAACATATTGATTGGGTTTGTTCCCATGTATTACCAGCCTTAAGAGATGATTCCATTATGATAATATATATATATAATAAAATATCTATATATTTTTATTATATTTGTTTTATTGGAGTGAAGTGAAATGCGAAATGCGACTGAACTCAGTAGTTATAGCCGAAGGAGTTATCTTACTTTACGGGTTTTTCTACCAATTAATAGAGTACCTCTTTTATTTTTGGTAAAAGATATATTCCTACCCTTTCGACACTTAAATTTACCACGAGTCAACCCTTTTCGCTTAAGTACCGTTCTTGAACAAATACCAATTGCGCGAGCTTCATTTTTAGGTCCGCCTACTTTTTTAATACACGCACATAATTTAAGAGCGAGAATATCTTCTGCGCGTTTTTTCAATTCTTGTTTATTTTTTGGAATATTGATATCATAATAATTCAGTATTTTTGTATAATCCGAATCGGTTACTTTGAATGACATTTTTTATTATTGTTGTTATTATAGATATATATAATATTTTTTTTTATTTAGAAAAATCATCATAATAAATACTATATGGATATAGATATAGATATAGATAGAAAAAACGATTTACTACCGATACCCATACCAAAACAGATATTCCAAACGCATAAATCTCACGAGTATATCAAGCAAAATCCAGATATAAAAAACGCATTGAATTCGTGGAGACGATTTGTTCCTGAATTCGGATATTTTTTTTATACAAATGAACTATGTGAGAATTTTATGAAAAATGAAATGGGTGGAGAAATATATGACGCATATATAAAATTACCTATGGCTGTAATGAAAGCCGATCTTTGGCGATATTGCGTCATATACAAATATGGCGGCATATATGCTGACGCAGACACTGTGTGTAAATATAATCCGAATATTTTATTAAAACACGGGGCTCTATTAGTTATAGTTCCCGAAAATAGCACACATTTATGTAATTGGGTTTTCGCTGCTCCTAAAAATTCACCTATATTAAAAAGTGTGATAGATTTATCAGTCAAACGAATTTTAAATATATCAGTATTCAAAGGGGAGCATATAATACATCATTTGACCGGCCCAGGCGTATTTACAGATGGAATAGAAGCGTATTTGGAACAAAACGGGAAACCGACATTTACAGATAAAAAGAAATATTACATGTATCCCGATCCGTCATTAATTGTATTTGATGGATATGTATTTCATAATAAAATAGTCCAGCATTTATTTGCTGGGCAAAAACCAGATGGATGGTGTAAAGAACGATATAATAAATTGATGTAATAAATTGATGTAATAAATTGATGGATAATAAACTATCTATCTGCTATATATTTTTCGCTGTGACCATAATGCGCTATAATGATTCACTTTCTGGTATTTGTCCTGTTCATTATAGTAATCATTATACATTTTTAAAATAGCAATATTTTTATACAGAATAAATTTACTATTATTGGAACGATTCCATAAATGCGTCAATGATATTTTTGATTTGTCAGAGCTAGATAACATTTTTGCGAGTAAACCGGGGCCGGTTGGGTCTAAACAACTTGAACCATAATATCGATTCGATACATTTTCAACGATTCGATTAATGCATTTTAATAGTATTTCATTTTTTGGAAGACATACTAAAAGAGCATTATAAATAGAACCTCCATCTACATCTAATACAAAGTGTTCGGCTTCAGTTAATTCGATAAATTTAAATTGATTCACACAACAATATTTAATGTCTAAATAAATCCCTCCGTTGATATATAACACACAATATCGCCACAAATCTGCCTTATATGCGCCGGGTACTAAAGAGTCAAACGCAAACAATATATCTTTACTAAAATGTGTCTGAATGAAATTTCTACAATCATTATCATCAAATAAAAAATGTTCAAATCGAGGATGTTGAACTTTCATTTTATCCACGGCGGATTTCATAAGTGGTGGTAAATTTTTGGTATGCCATGTCTGATATATTTTTAAAGGAATAATACTATTATAATCTTGCTTTTTGAACTGATTATAAAAATGTATCCTTTTGTTTTGTCTTTGTATTATTTCTAAACTATTCCTTATTTTTGCAATTTTGGCTTCTTTTGTAAGTGGAATATAATCATTATTTATTCTGCCAGACAACATTGTATGTATAAACTACACTATTATAATAAAATCGGTAAAATAACTATTTTTTATTTTCCTATTTTTTTAAATATGTTTATATATTAGATGACAATATCTTCAAAAATAGTCGTATTTGATGTAGATGAAACATTAGGATATTTTGTTGAATTTGGTATATTTTGGAATTCAATAATTGCCTATAAAATACATCAAAAAATAAATTATGAATTAACACAAAATGATTTCAATAAAATACTCGATTTATATCCAGAATTTATACGACCAAATATAATATCCATATTAAATTATCTAAAACACAAAAAAATGTCGAAAGAATGTAGCGGGGTAATGATTTATACCAACAATCAAGGACCGAAACAATGGGTAATGAATATTAAAGAGTATTTTGAGCATAAAATTAAATATAATTTATTTAATCATATTATTGCGGCATTTAAAGTGAATGGAAAACACGTAGAATTATGTAGAACATCACACGATAAATCATATGGCGATTTTATAAAATGTTCGAAAATACCACACAATGTCCAGATATGTTATTTAGATGATACGTATTATCCTGAAATGAACGCAGAAAATGTGTATTATATTAAAGTTAAACCGTATACACACGATTTGTCGTTTGATGACATGATTCATAAATTTGTGAATAGTGAATATGGTGAAACATTAATATCAAATAAAAAAGATTTTATTGAATTTATGAAAGCATATATTAGTAAATATAAATTTATATATGTTAATAAACCACCAAAGGAATATGATGTGGATAAAATTATAACAAAAAAAATAATGGTGCATTTACAAAGTTTTTTTAGTAAAAAATTTCAAATAAAATATAAACATCATAATATTACAAATAAATCAAGGACACATTCGTCGTCGTCTAAAAAAAATAAAACGGCGAAACTCCACCACTGACGCTCGAAAAATCTTACATATCCGACCGATAATCCGCGATAGCATCGCGAATATAGGAACGTAATTCAGTTGCGTAACTCAATAATATTTGATTTACTATGGTGGTTGTAAATATAAATATTCCCGCAGTGAAAGCAACTTTACGATCTAGATCTGTAAAGGTAATATGTCTAAATGGATTAAAACGCAATAATAAAAATAAACTTACATAAATTCTCACGTAATAGTCAACATTTGCCAGGTATGTTGCCGCGTTTGGATAAACACCCAAAACAATAAGAGCACCACATGTATACGAAAATATAATGATAATATTAAATATTAGATTTTGGAAACTGTATATTGATTTGGAAAACATTCGATATTATATTATATTACTATGATAAAAATATTTTCAAAACAATAAAAATAATAACAATAAAAATAATAACAATAAAAATAATATTAATATTATATAATATCCGATATAATAATGGCAACAAACGGTGTGTTTAGTGATAATAAATGTGCTTCTCAAAAAACAAATTCTATAAATGAACGAATCTATACTAGAAATATTCCATCTCAACAACTACAGCCATATTTAAACGTACGACCAGTTATGACAAAATATTCTATTATGCCTATTGTTGATCCAAGAGCTCCCATTAAAACTCCAATGACTCAATTGCCAGTGTATAACTCATATAATACTTTTAATCCAGGAAATACACAATCTCCTTGGTCTGGATTCGCATCAAATATCAATAAAGAATCTGAATTAAGAAATCAAATATTTGCATTACAAAAATGTAGTCAAGCCGTATATGTCCCAAATAGTGACAGCGATTTATACCAATTTGGATTTACATCCACCAAGAAAAGTGAACAACCATTTCCTGGATTATTTCAAGATGAACGTTTTAACACATTTAATCCAAATCCAGAAAATTTAGGCAATGTAACTTTCAATAATTGTACTAGACAACAACTTAAGGCATTTGGCGACAAAACTGACTCGTATTGTAACTAGAACTCATTCGGCTACCGTCTACGGGTCGCTCCAAACTAAAAAAAATTATCAAACATAATTGTAGATGTCTGATAATTTCATTTCCGAAATAACACTTGAATATTTAATGAATAAGGATCAATATGCAAAATATATATTGAATAAATCGAATAATGGTTCTAGTTCTAGTTCTAGTTCTAGTTCTAATATCATTCGCAAAGACAAAAAATTTTATAAAAAACGCATATATGACCTAACAAAACAATTAATAAATAATGAAAAACCAGAAGGAATCTATTCAGGAATTATAGACACTTTTGAATTATACACGAAAATATGTATAGAATATTTTAAAA